GGCTGGCTCTGGCTGGCGGCGCTGGCATCCGGCGGGGTGCTGCTGGGGCGCTGCATGGAAAAGTGGCTGTAAGGCGCATCACCCCAGCGGCAGCGCCTCGGCTACGGTCAGAAAGGTATAGCCGTTGTCCGCATACCACCGGATGATATCCGGCAGCGCCTCTGCCGTGGTGCGTGTAGTGGAGGAATCGTGCATCAGAACAATGCAATGGGTCTGCTCGCCGGTTTCCCGCACTACATTGCGGTAAATGGTGTCCGCACTGGGGTGGCCGCCCACGGCGTCCTCGGCGCAGACGTTCCAGTCCACCCATTGCCAGCCTTTTTGTTCCACTTCGGCTTTCAGCTGCTTCATCAGCCCTTTGCCGCCGTAGCGGCGGCTCACCGTGTTGGTGCTGCCGCCCGGGAATCGCAGATAACGGATGCTCTCTGCGTCCACATAGGGCGCGATGCGCTCCTTCAGCAGGGCGATATCCGCCCAGTAGGCTTCGCTGCTGCGGTAGATGTCGCTGTATTCGTGGGAGGCAGAGTGCAGTGCGATCTGGTGCCCGGCGGATGCAGCTTCGGTGAGCAGGGGCAGATATTTCTCGTTGTAGTCGGTGGCCACCACAAAAAAGGTGCCGTGCACCCCGGCGGCATTCAGGGCCGAGAGAACATCCGGCGTGGTCTTGCTGGGGCCATCATCAAAGGTCAGACAAACCCACTTTTCCGGCAAGGCGGCATTGGGCTGCGTTTCCGCTGTGGCCATCGTGGACACAGCAGGGGAGAAGGGCGCTGCATCCGGCCGGACGGTCAGATCCGCCTGTGTGCAGACAGCCGGACTGCGCGCCGGAAAACACATTCCGGCCGCAAAAGCAGCTGCCATACCCGCAAGGAAACCCGCCCCCAGAAGCACCCGCCGCAGACGTGGTACAGACAAACGCATGCTAAAACCTCCCTCGCATGTTGTTTCTGGATTTTTGTTGGCTCTATTAAGATATGAACGCCGAAAAAATCTATGAAAAAGCCGAAAAACGCTTGACGATTTCCGGCAAATGTGGTACTATATTCAAGCAGTCCGCACAAACGGCTTCCCACCTCAGATGTCCGCAGGGCTGCGCGAACAGAATATGCGAGGGTGGCGGAACTGGCAGACGCGCACGTTTGAGGTGCGTGTGGTTTATCCTTGGGGGTTCGAGTCCCCTCCCTCGCACCAGAAAAACTCTACGAAATATCGAAGAAAATTCGATACTTCGTGGAGTTTTCTTTTTGCCGTCGTGTCAGATACTGCCAGATACTGCCGCAAAATGCCTGATTTTGCGGTGCCTTTGTCAGAAAATGTAGTGTGCTGCAGGGTGAAAATGTCCCATAAAGCGGTCTGAAATACCGTGAATAAACCAGCCCCGTGGTTCCGGTGATTCCGGTTCCACGGGGCTGTTTTCATGCTATGCGGCCTTTCGGCCTGCCGCCGGGGCGGCTAAGTAGTGCGGCTGGCTTACTTGCCGATCTGGCTCTTCTTGTCCTCCAGGTACTTGTCCGCCTGGATTGCGGCGGTGGTGAAGCTGTTGTTCTTCCACCAGGCAATCAGCGCGGCCACCGTGGTGATGCCAGCGGTGACCAGCTGCTCCACGGTGGCGCTCTCGATGGGCAGCACGGGCTTGCCGCAGGCGCTGAGAATTTGGTTGGTCAGTGCCAGCAGCAGGCAGGCGGTGCGGGCGATGGTACCGGCGGAGATCTTGTTGTTCAGGTTATTCATAGTTAGTTCCTTTCTCTTTCGTGTTCGTCTGCTTCTAAATCAGCGATGCGGTGGTTGGCCACCTTCATCTGCTCTTCCAAAATGGGGACGCGGCGAGCAAAATTGTTGTGCTCGCGCACCTCGCGGGTCAGCTCTTCCAGCTTGGTGTCGGTCACGGCCTGACTGCGGCTGTTGGCAATCATCACGCCGAGCAGTGTCACCGCCCCCGTGATAAGGGCGGACAGGATAACGTCCATTGGTCTCACCCCCTTACTGCGTCCAGCGGCTCTTTTTGGCGCGGGTGTCCACATGCACCCAGCCCTTGGCGCGGCCAGCCTTGACCGGGTAGCGGCCCACGCCGCCCCAGTCCGGCATCAGGCTCTCGGCGTAGGCGGCCACGGCCTCCACGGTGGTGTCCGCCACCTGGATGTCCGCCGCCTTGCCCAGCAGGTGCTGGCTGGATTTGGAGCCTCCAACCTTGGCGTTGTGGGCAGCGGTGCGGTAGCCGCTGGTGATCACCACGGCCCGGCCAAAGTGCTCCCGGATGGCTTGCAGCAGCACCACGAGGGTCTGGTCGATTATGATAGCGTCGCTGCCGTCGCGGCAGCGGAACTCGCGCACTTTAAAGCCCGGGGACAGCTGTTTAGCGCCGTCTTTGGCCAAGGAATACTCTTTGATTGCCATAGGCTCACTCCTCACTCTTTTCGCCGGTCTTTTCGGCCAGCAGCTCGGTCAGTTCTTTGTACTCGGCCTCGGTGATGCGGCCGAGGGCGTAAAAAACATCAATTTTTTCCGCAAGGCCAGCGGTTTGGCCGCGCTCGATCAGGCGTTTACAGGTACGATACAACATAGGTTTACCTCCTTATGTGGTGGTGTCAGTGGTGGTGTCGTCGGTCAGCCCCAGCTCCAGCATGGCGACGCGGTATTCCTGATCTACCGCCAGGGCGTCCGTGTCCGCCTGCGCGGCCTGCAGTGCCTTGACCGTGTCCGGTAAGGCCTCCCGCTCGGCCTGCTTTTTGGCGGCCTCTTCCTGCGCAGCAAGCTCCTCGGCGGTCGGTGGGGGTGGTACCGTGCCCGCCTCGTACACCATGTAGGTGCCGTCTGCCAGTGCAACGCCCCAGTAGCGCTGGCCGGGCTGTGCAGCATCGTTGTGCTCGCTCACGGCCTGCGCAATGGCGGTGTAATCGGCTTTTGCCGCCGGAGCAGTGTAACCGGGCTTGATTTTAGTGTCCATACAGCGCCTCCTTATCCAATCACATTGCCGCTCTCGTCCACCAGCGTGGTGGACGGCATGATCAAAGCGGGGCGGATGCCGAGCGAGCTGGAGCAGTTGGCGTCGCCACAGTTGCCATAGGAGTCGACGGCCAGCGCGCGTTTGGCGGTGACGTTGCAGCCCGGAGAGCGGAGCCACCAGCTGGTGGCAGAACCGTTGAGATAGGCAACACGCTTGGAATCCGAATCATGATCTGCACAGCCCTTGAAATAGGCTAGCTCTGCACCCTCGCCGCTCGGCATATAGTCGTAGCTGAAACTCGTTTCGGTCGCACTGAGCAGGAAAATCTTCGCAGACAGGCCATTCGAGCCGCTGGTGACGGTCTTTGACGTACCGTGGCCCTTGCGATACGGAATCTTTACCTGCTTGATGGCGTTCTTGACGCTCGACTCGACCAGATTCATGAACGTGCTGTTCAGGTAGGAATAGATGGGGCTTTTGGCATAATCGTTGGTGTTCGAGCTATCCCACTGGCGGTTTTCGTAGATGTCCTTCATCAGCAGCCAAGTACCGTTGCAGCTATCGTCATAGACGCTGGACGGCTTGCCCTGATGGACAACGATAAAGTTTCTGGAAGAACCATTTACTTTGATTTTAACGATGCTGCCCACGGCCAGACTGCCTATGGGGCTGCCGCTTTGATAGACGAGCCGGGCTTGACCATTTATGCCGACGTACACCTTTTGCACCTGCCGGGCCTGACCGCCCACGCCCACATAGAGTTTGGACATTTTGTGTGCCGTGCTCCCGGCACCGAGATAGATGCTCATGCGCCCACCTCCTTATGCGTACACCAGCAGGACAGTGCCTGTGTCGAGAGCGCTTCCCATGCCGGGGTCGGTGGTCTGCGCCTTGACCGTAAAGCCGTTGACGCTGGTCACGCTCAGGGTGCCGTCATTTGTCACGCCGAGGCCAGCGCCCACTTTCACGCCGCCCAGCTGGTCCGCCGTAGCGGGCGGCAGGCTGTAAGGCGTGCCGAACTTGGCGTCTGCCTGCTCTTTGGTGTAGAAGCTGCCGCTCTCCACCGCCGCGATGGCGGCGTCCAGAGCGGCGAGTTTGGTGTGCAGCTCGGTGGACAGCTGGGTCATCATAGCCAGCGCCTGCGCCTGCAGCTGGGCCGTGGGGATGCCAGTCACGCCGTCCCGCATGACGCCGCACACGTCCTCGTCCGCGCGGGTGTCGGTGATGTCGGCGGCGGTGATCACAGTGCTGCCCGCCGGGCGGCGGATGTCGGCCAGGCACAGGTCATACACCAGCGCGGTGCGGGTGATCTCCGGTGCCGTGGGGCTGGCGCTGTCCGGGGTGCCCTCCAGCACTTGCAGGCGGGTCTTTCTGGCGGCTGCGTCGTAGCGCAGCACCAGCCGGTCGATGCGGCTGCGCACGGCGTCGGCGGCGGTCAGGGTGACCGTCTCCGGCTGCTCCATGATGATGCTGCGGCCCCGGAAGCGGGCCGGACGCACCCATGCCTGCCCGGCGCTGACGGTCACGGTCAGGTCGCCGTTTGCGGTCACGGCAAAGTCCTCGTCGGCGCTGTATACGCCGCTCAGGCGGGTGGCAAGATAGCCGGAAGCGTCGTCGGCGTAGTACTGGATGCCGTTTTCCGGGTAGGTGATGATATCGGCCATAAGCCCTCCTTTACGTCTTGTGCCAGCTCGGCGTGCCCAGCCGGATGGTCCGGGTGGTGCCGCTGGACTGGCTCTCGGTAATGATGTCGGCCACCCGCACCATGGCGGTGTAGCCCAGCTGGGGCAGGCTGACGCGCAGCACGTCGCCCACGGCCAGTGCGTCATCGTCCACGTCAAACTCGATGCTTCCGGTGCGCAGCTGGGCCAGCAGTTTCTGCCCGCCCCGGTCTGCCAATTTGGCGAGGTAAGACTGGCTGGCGGTGGTCTCGCCCTTTTCCTCGTCGGGCTGGATGTCGCGGGCGTCGATGTAAATCTCCCGCCGGTCGGCTCCAGTGCTGCCCACGTCGCCCACCCAGCAGGTGGCCCGCTGGTCACCCTCTCCGGCTCCCTGCACGAGGGCCACGTTTGCGTAGTCGGTGTCGGCAAAAGACCAGCCTGCATTAAGCAGGTTGCCCCACTTGGGGCTGTACCGGTTGTTGGGGTTGAAGGTGGGCCGGAAACACTCGAACAACAGACGCTTGTCTGCGCCGCTGCCGTCCAGAATCACCCGGAACCCGAGATCACATGCCTGCCCGATGGTCTGGCAGTAGCTAAAAAGGCTGCCGCCGGAGGTCTGCTTGTCAAAGGTGGTGTCAAAGCCGTATTCGGTGCCCAGCTCCAAGCGCGGCCACGGGTCTGCCGCCGCTACAAGGCTTCGCATGGCCTGTTCGGCGTTCTGGCCCTTGATGACCGTGGCGCTGGCCCGCTTGGTCAGCAGCCATGTTGCCGGGTAGCCGCTCACCACGAGGTTTGCGTCCTCGTTCTGGTTGGCGCGGGCGCAGATCCGCATCGGGATGCGGGGCGTCTCGTCGCTGCGCGCCAACCACCGGCCCTCGGTCAGCAGCTGTAGGTTCTCGGTGGTCGGCCTTACCTCAAGAGTAAAGCCGCCCTCGGAGTAATAGGGGCTGTCCCAGTAGAGGGACACCCACACGTCCACCCAGCCCACACGGACCAGGGTGTCGGCGTCTAAAACGTCCAGTCTCATAGCGGTTCCGGCAAAATACCGGCCTCCATCGGGTAAAAGCTCACGGATGCCTGCAAATAGGCCGCACCGCTGTCGGCCTGCATGCTTAGCACGTTGTCTCCGGGCTGCAGCTCGGTCAGGGTGCTGTCCTCGTCCAGCTTAGAGAAGATGTTGCTGGTCACGCCCTCCCGTGTCAGGGTGCAGGCCAGCCGGTCGGTGGTACTGCGGTAGATCTCCAGCCGGTCGCCATCCTGTAAGATCAGGTCAAAGCCGATAAAGGCTCCGGTTTTCAGGTCCACCACGCGCGGGTGCTCCACCGGCATGGTGCTGCGCAGGGTTGCCGTAAAGGGCACCGGCAGGCTGCCGGGGTTACGCAGCACTGCCGCCTCGCCGTCCTGCCGGATGCCGTAGGTGTGACTGTCGTAGCAGACGGGAAAAGTAAACGCGGGCTGGTAGCCGCCCAGCACGCGGGCTGTTGCGGTCAGGCCGTACCAGTAGGGTTTGGGGCTGTACAGCATCAGCTCACAGCGCGGCTCGGTGTAGCTGGAAAAGTAGGGCGTTTTCTGCACCACGAAGCGGGTGAAATACGCATCCCCGAAGTACATCGTGCCGGTGGTGTAATAGGGCAGTTTCCGGGCAAAATTGCGGGCATTGTCGAGGGCGCGGCTGCCCCAGAACACGACGCTCAGGGTGCGGGACACGCCTGCCACACTCTGCCGCTCGACGGTGGTGCCGGTCTGGTTGATGCCCTGCGCGGTCTGGATGTCCACATCCACGCCGTTCAGCGGGTCGAGGTTGTAGGGCGCGTTGTAGTCCCAGCCCAGATGCAGGACGGCACCGGCGTCTGTGACCAGTTTTAAGTGATCCTTAAAAAGCATTGGCGTCCTCCTTTCATCGGCGCTGGGCCTTGGCGCGGTCGGCTTCCCAGCGGGCTTCCCGCTGGAGGTCAGCCGCCGTCTGGGCCTTGCTGTAGATGTTCTGGGTGATGTTGGTGTCACCCTCGCGGTGGTAGCTGTTGGCGGCTGCGGCCACCTGCGCGGTGCCGGAGGCGGCCACAGTGCTGCCCAACCGCATATTGTCCGACAGCACCAGACTGCCCGCCTGCCGGATCATGTCGGCAAGGGCGGCGTTGGTCTTTTCCAGCGCCTTGGTGTTGGCGTTGATGGCGTCCTCCAGGCTGCCGGTGCCGGTGGAAATGTCGATATCTCCGCTGATGCCGCCGGAACCAGCCCCGCCGGAGGTGCTGCCCCCGCCGGGGCTGGGCTTGCTCTTTCTGGAGGCACCGAGGCTTGCGCAGATGGCCGCAATGGCGATACCCAGCGCCACGGCGGCACCGGCTACGATCACGCCCATGGGAATACCGAAAACCGTTGCGTTCAGGGCGGAGGCAATGGCCGTCATCATGCCCTCAAAGGCCGCACCGATGGTGCCCACCATGGTGCCCACGCCCGCGTAGATGGCCGGGAAGCTGGACAGCAGACCGCCGGACAGGCCCTGGCTGATGGCCAGCGCGGCGCTGCTCAAGGGGGCTTTCAGGCCCTTAAAGATGCCGGTGAGAGTGGTGCCGAGGGTCTTGGCCTGCGTCCACACCTCATCAAATCCGCTGGTCAGCCCCTTGCAGATCTGGGCGCCGATGTCGATACCCTTCTGCACAAGGGCCGTCTGGGCGTTGCCCAGTGCCTCGTTGAGCTTGTCCACCAGACCGAGGGCAAAGTCGTTGACCTGCTTTTTCTGGTCGGCGGTCAGGCCGCCGTAGATGGCGTTTGCCGCCCACAGGCCGATGGACTTCCAGTCCTTGTTCTTGACGGCGGTGTAGAGGTCATCGAAGGTACCCAGCAGGCCGGTGTCAGCGTGGGTCTGCAGCTCCTTCCACAGGTCGTCGAAGCTCTTGATGGATGCCTCTTTGATGGTCTCGGCCACCTCTTCGGTGCCGTCGGCAGCAACGGTCTTGACCCGCTCCACCGTGACGAGGGCTCCGTCCACCACGTCATCGTAGGTCTCCGTGATGACCTTTTTCTGGGTCTCGGTGCCGTCGGTCAGGGTCTCGGTCACCGTCTTGGTGCTGGTCTGGATGCCGTCCACGACGCCGGAGGTGGTGGCCGTGACGGTCTTTGCCACCTCTCGCACCGTCTCCATGGTCTGCTTGACGGTCTTTTTGCCCTTTTCGTCCACCTCGGTGATGGTCTTGATGTCCTTGAGCACGCCCTCCACCATCTGGCGGGACGTCTCGGTGATGACCTGTTTTTGCTGGGTCTTGCCGTTGGACAAAGTCTCGGTGATGTTTTCAGTGGTGCGGGTGATCTTGCCGTCGATCTCGGTCGTGGTGTCCGAGATGGACTTGACCACTTCGGCGGTGGTCTGCTTTGCGCTGGAGGCCGCTTTTTTGCCGGAGGTGTTCACGGCAGCGGCGGCAGAACTGGCGGACTTGGTGATAGTGGCGGCTGCTGCCTTGGCCGCTGCGGCCTCCTCTTTGGCCTGCTGGATGCGCTGGTTGTGCAGATCCTGACGGCGCTTGCGGTCATCATCCGTGACCGTGCTGCGCTTACTGGTGGGGGTCGTGCTGCCGGTGCTCTGGGTGATGCCATCCACGGCGGCTGCGCTGGCCGTGCCCACCAGATTGGCGATCAGGCCGCTAACCCACGAGGTCAGCTTGCCCCATAGCCCCGCAATGCCGTTGATGATGCCCTGGACGATGTTCTCGCCGATGTGGCCCCACTCGTCCATGCTGCCGTCCCACACGCCGATCAGCTTGGCGATGCAGGCCAGGGCGGCTTCAGCCAGATTTTCGAGGCTGCGGACGATGCCCTGCGCCAGGGTGGCCAGAAGCTCGGCACCGCACGAGAGGATTTCCGGCAGATGGGAAATCAGCGCAGCGGCAAATTTGGCAATCAGTCCGGCGGCGCTGGTAATGAGCGCGGGCAGGTTGTTTGCAATGCCGGTGACAAGGCTCTCCATAAGCTGCACACCGGCGTCCACAATGGCGTCCGCGTTGTCGCCGAGGTAGTCCACAAATCCGGTGACCACCTCGGTGGCGCTGGTGATCAGGTCCGGGATGGCGTCAATGATGCCCTGCACCAGAGCGCCCAGCACTTCGGCTGCTGTGTCCAGCATCGCCGGTGTAGCTGCCACAATGTCCTCGGCCAGCTGGGTGATGATCTCCACGCCGGTGGTCATCAGCCCCGGTAGCTGCTCCGCGATGCCGGACGCGAGGTCGGACAGGATGCTGCCCGCCGCCTGCATCATGGCTTCCGGCCCGCCCTCGGTCAGGGCAGTGGAGAGCTGACTGATGCAATCTGTACCCCACTTGACCACGTCCGTCAGGGTCGGCTCCAGCTCGTCGTAGACGGCCAGCTGCAAGCCCTCGAACGCCGAGGACAGGATGGTCATAGCGCCTTGCAGGTTGTCGATCTGGGTCTCGGCCATCTGGCCCATAGCCCCGTCTGCGGCGTCGATCTGCGCGGCGAGGGTGTCCCACTGCTCGCCCTGTGCGGCCAGCAGGCCGTTGACGGCAGCAAGGTCGGTCTTATTGAAAAGCTGGTTGATGATGCTGTCCTTCTGGCCCTGCGTCATGCCCTGCATGGCGGCGTTCAGGTCGCCGAGGATCTCATCCAGCCCGCGCATGTTGCCCTGCGCGTCGTAGACCTGCAGGCCGAGTGCCTGCATCTTCTTGGCGGCGTCGTCGGTGGGGGACTGCAATGCCAGAATGATGTTGCGCAGGTGGGTGCCGCCCTCCGCGCTCTTGATGCCGACGTTTGCCAGCAGGCCCAGCGCGGTGGTCAGTTCGGTGGTGCCGCCTTTCAGATTTGCGGCGGTGCCGCCAACCGTCAGGATGGCTTCGCCCAGCTGCGAAACGTTGGCATTGGCCTTGCTGGCCGCCATGGCCAGCTTGTTGCCGAAGTCGTCCACGTTCTGCTTGTTGGCCTCGAGGTTCAGCGAGGCCATAGCATCGGTGACGAGGTCGGATGCGTAGGCTAAGTCCATGCCGCCTGCAGCAGCCAGATTCAGCACGCTGGGCAGCACCTCGGCGGCCTTGTTGGCGTCGTAACCGGCCAGCGCCAGATAGTTCAAAGCGTCCGCTGCCTGTGTAGCGGTGAACTTTGTGGTGCTGCCCATCTCCTTGGCGACCTTGGTCAGGTTGCTAATCTGGTCCACTGTGGTGCCCATGGTGGCCGCCACCTGCGACATGGACGCGTCAAAGGTCATGCCGACGCCGACCGAGGACTGCGCCAGCCCTGCCAGCTTGCTGCCTGCGGTCTTGACCAGATCGGAGATCAGATTACCGGCGGCCACCGTCATGCTGCTGATGCCTTTGGTAAAGCCGCTGGTGTCCAGACTGGTATCGCCGGTAACACTGTAATCTGCCACTTATGCCCACCTCTCAATCGGAAAGCGCGGGCACAAGGGCACAGGCTGTGTTATAACTTGATCTCTACTTCCCGGCGGCAGGCCGGGTTTTTGCATTTTACCCAGACACCGGTTGCTCTGGCATCTGGTACGGCCCATACCGGGAGGGTTTTCCCGCAGTAGGGGCAGGGGAGCGGGGCGCGTTCAGCGGCTCCGGAAACGTGCGATAAAGGCACTGTTGTGCTCGTCCACGGTCTCGGCAACGACTGCACCCCCTCTCAGCTCCGAGGGGAGCGCGAAAAGCTCCCGCTTGTCCTCGTAGAAGCGCCGCTCCTCCGGGGATTTGCTCGTCAGGTCTGCGGTGCGCCAGTCGATGATGCGGCTGAACATGCAGTCCTCGCCGATCACGCCACGCAGCAGCGCCCGGAACCGGAACCAGTGCACCTTTTCGCAGGTCAGGTCGATGCCGTACAGCCGCTGAAACCCGGCGATGATGTACGCAGCATCACAGTGATAGTCGAACGGCAGTGTAGCTGCCGCACCGCTGCTGCGCGCAGATGACCCCTCGGTGGCGGTTTCCCCCGCCTGATAAAACTCGATCAGATGCTGGTACCACTCGGAGCACGCCTGCGCGGTCTCCAACAGCGGCCCCGGCTCTCGATAGAACCGCCGAATGGCACGGCATGCCAGCGCCAGCGGGTCATCACCAGCCCCGCGCCGGTAGGTGTTGCAGAGCCACACCATGTGCCGGAAGTCCGGGTCGATGGCCTGCCCATGCCACACGGTGGGCAGGGCCTCTGTCAGCAGGTCAGACATGGCGCTCCGCTGCGATCTTCAGGGCATAGTCGGCCAGCTGCTGCATGGCCTCCGGGTCGTCCCGGAGCGCATCCACGGCGACGCGGGCGTCTGCCAGCTTGAGTGCGGCGTCTGCGGGGTCCGTGTGGACAGTGACCACAGGAGCCATGCGGATGGGCTTGCTGACCTCGACGATGCGGCCCGCCGTCCGGGTGCGCTGCTGCGCTTTTGCCGCTGCCCGGCGCTGTTCACGGTTTGTGGGCTGCGCCTTAAGCTCAGCCTGCTCCTCCGCGATGCGATCGTGAATCTCGCTGACTACCTGCTGACATGCTTTAAAATCGCTGCCGGTCAGACCCAGCCTTGCCGAGGCCCCCTCGCCCAGCAACTCGTCCAGAAAGCCCATCACGAGGCGGCACTGGCCCCGGATGGCGTCTGCGAGGCCGGTCTTGGCGCGGTGACGCTCGATGGCGTCTGCCTGCTTCATGTGCTCCTGTGCGGTCTCCAGCCGGTCGAGGTCGTCTGCATTCAGTGCCGAAAAAGGAAATTCCAAACCATTGATGATCATACAGGTCTCCTATAAAATGCGCCCCTGCCAGAGGCTGACAGGGGCGGTATTGGGTTTATGCTTACGCCTTGACCGGCTTTGCGGTGTCCGTGTTGGACTGCGGGTTGGCCTTGATGTAGTCGAACTCCACCGGAGTGCCAACGGCCTTGACGTCCATCGCAAAGGTGGCAGAAGCGTTTGCGGCACCGCCCACATCCGAATTGACGATCAGGGAGGCGCTGCCGCTCTCGCCCTTGCCGGTGCGGATGCTGAAGTAGATGTAGGGCACGATCACATCGCTGCCGGTGCCATACTTGATCTTGTGCGACAGGGCAAAATCCTGAAAATCGTCACCCACGCAGCGGTTGCCGTTGATGGAAAAGGTGCGCTGGGTGCCGGTCTTACTGGTCACGGTGCCGGTGCGGATGAACGCCTCGTCCGTGGTGGTGGCGTTCAGCGCACCGCTGTGCTCCTTGACGTGGTCGGCGCAGACGATCCACGCCGATTCCTTGGTCTGACTGGAGCTGTCGGTCTGGACGGCAAAGATGAAGTCATCCGTGTCCTCGGTGCCGGTGTAGCTGGCTTTCGGCTCGATGCCCTTCTGGGTCTTGAGCGCAGCCAGAGTTTCCGAAACAGTCATATTGTTATCTCCCTCTCTGGTAATACTGGAGTTGAAGTTGGATCTGAAAACGGCAGCTGTCGGCGTCCTGGCTCATGATGTAACCGGGGGAAAGGCAGACGACCTTTTCTGCCGTCTTGCCGTCGGACAGCTGCGGAAGGTTCCGGGCGCTGGACTGGGTCTCCACCCACTCGGCGAATTCGTCCCAGAAGGAACTGTTCGCCGCCTGCTGGATGTTGTCCTGTGAGTAGGTCATACGGGATGCCAGCACATAGTTCTTTGCCCGGCGGCTGCCGAGGAAAAACTGGTCGATCACCGTTGCGGTGGGGGTGCCCTCCAACGAGAACTGCACCTGATCGGCGTCAGCGCCCAGATACTCGATGGAGAAAGCAACATCCTCGTTGTCCAGTGCCGTTGCCAGCGGGCAGGTGGCCAGCCAGTCCAGCATGGCTTTGATGTCTGCGGTCTGGCTCATTTGGTCACCTCGTTGGCCCGCGCCTTGACAAAGGCGGCAAAGTCCTCTTTGTGGTCGTTGACGCACCGCTCGCCCCAGTGGGGGCCGCGCCCGTCCTCACGCACGCCCTGCCCGCAGGGCAGCCGGTAATACTGGGCGGCTGCGTAGGGCGTGGTGTGCCGGATCAGGCCGCTGCCCAGCACCGTGCTGGTTTTAGCACTGTCGGCCAGTGCACCGGTGCGCAGGGGAACGTAAGGCGTGACCAGCCGGATGAACTCTCCGTCGGCTTCCTTCTGGAGCCGCTGGAAGCCCGCCTCGGTGCGGGTCTTGAAGTTCGGGTCCCATTTGATGCCGAGATTGATCGGGCCGCTCATCACGTCACCTCCACATACCAGTGCGGGCAGTGCCCGTCACGGTTGTCCTGCACGCTCGTCACGGTACCCACCCGCCCAGAGGGCAGTGTCACCTTATCCTCCGGGGCAAGCGTCCAGTGACAGGCCCTTGCGGGCTCGTCTGCGGCCTTGAACGCTGCTGGGTCGAGAAAGGTGCTTGCCGCGTCTGAGGGCGGTTCTGCTGTGCTCTGCGGGGCTGCTGTGGAATGGCCCGGAAAAATGCAGATCTCGGAGCTGCTTTTCGGGGCAAAGCCGGAGCCTGCACCGGACTGTGCGCCGGCACCGGCTGCGGCCACCTCGCGGCAGCTCACGCCGGACAGCACCGTGGTGTAGCTGGTGCTGCCAGTGCCCCGCCGGATGCAATGCACCAGCGTGACACTCTTTGTTGCGAGAAGAGGTTTGCGCATGGCGGGCCTCCTCTCAGCGTCTGCGGGGCGGGTGATACACGCCGCCCTGATACAGCATCCACCGGGTAGACGGAGCAGAGAGCACCTCGTTCACGATCTGGCTCTGCCGTTTGCCCAGATACGCCTGCATATCCATGCCGCTGGCATAGCTCTCGGTGTAGCCGTGATTGTTCACGCTGGTCACACCGTCCCAGCTGGCGCTGACCTCTTCGGAGAGGGCCACCAGACGGGACTGACACTGTGTCAGAAGCGCCAGCTGTTCAGGCTCTTCGGCAAGGCTGGCGCACCAGCGTGTGGCGCTCTCGATGAAGAATGCTGCGTCCACCGCCCGCGGGGTGAACTCTGCCTCGGTCAGCGCAGATCCGGGGTGCTGCGCGAGGTACTCAGAGTAGGTCAGCCAGCTGTCCATAGGTTACTCCTCGACAAAGTTTGCCTTGGGGATGGTGATCTTGCCCATGCGCACGTTCTTGTGGTCGAACTTCAGCGCCCAGTTTGCCTTGTTGGTGAACTCGTCATCCGTCGGGGTGGGCTTGTTGATCTTATCGCCGTCAAAGGAGACACCGTTCGGGTGCAGGATGAAGGAGCGGTTATTGTACAGGATATCGGTGCCGCCTGCCTTGGCCGCATCATACTCGGTGTAATCCGGGGTGATGACCTTAGGGTCGGCAGTCAGGACGGAACCCTGACCCAGCAGGAAGCTGTTGTAGTTGGTGCCGTCATCGGTGCCGCGGTCATTTTCGACCACGACCAGACCGTTGATGGTGGGCAGGCTGACTTCCTTCTGCAGCACGTTGGTGATTACGTACTTGTTGTAGTTCAGCAGGCCCATCTTCTTGTATTCAGCCAGAATCTTGGAGTGCACCACCAGCAGGCCGAACTTGCCGGAGAAGTCGCCCAGGGCGGACTGCTGCACATCAATCAGCTGGTTGGCAGTGACACCGCCGGTCTTGACGGTCAGGGTATGGTTTGCCAGCCCGGACAGGCCCAGAACGGAATCCACCAGCTTAACCAGCAGGCTCTGCTTGTACATGCGCCAGTAGCGTCCGGTGTTGCGGGCAACAGCGGCCATGGGGTCGGCTGCAGTCAGCTCACGGGTCAGCTCGGTGGCCTTCCATGCCTTCATGCGGTCGATGCGGATCCAGGACTGCTTGCCGCCGGAGATCTCGGTGGGCACGTTGTCAGTGGTGCCATCACGGACCAGCGGGGCATCGGTGTCGGGATCCAGCGGGTTATAGAAACGGATGGTGCCCATCGTGCCGCCGTTGTCCAGAGAAG